AGCGCACACACGAAACTTGGAAAAGTAGGTTTTCAGGTCGCTCCTCCAGAGTTCACTGGGTATTACTTGTGTTGGGCACATAAGGAGACTTTTAAGCGCAGAGTCTTATCAGGTGACTTTGATTACTACATGTACTCAGAGAACGACATGAGGTTCACTGAGAAGCAGTTCAACTATTGGATTGAGTACAAGGATCTTTTAAAAGCACAGAACCTTGAGCCAGGTTTCTGCCGCGTGGAACGATACCAGGGGCGGATGGTTCCTTTCGACAACTACAGAAAGTGGAATCTTGACGGAGTTACAAAAGACTGTTGGGGCGACATTCCCTACAAAAATCAGCTGATTCTCGCAGTTAATAATCCTGACATCGTTGGGTTCACATCGCTAGGCAACCCTTATGGCGGTCTTATGATTCTCGATCAAGACCAAGCTGAGACTTATATCAAGAGTGATAGCTGTGACCCCAACAAAAGCCACGCTCTGACTGGAGTTAGGAACTGGCCTATTGCAGACCGGTCTTCGATGGGTATTGCGTTTGAGGACCTTAAGCCTGGGCAGGAACATCGCCGTGTGGTCCCAGTCGTTCGTAAAGAAGATAAGTTTGTTATTCCTGAGTGCGCTCTGGTGGAGCACATGGACGTTAAATACTCTGCTGACTTATTCGAGAAAGTAGGTATTATCGACACGGAATCGATGCTCACTTACGGAGGTTGATAATGCGCGAAGCTTTCGTCCCCTTTGATGACTCTTCAAGCAGTGTCGATCACCCTTCGCACTACAACCAGGGCAAGATCGAGTGCATTGAAGCGATGAGAGCTGCTTTTGGAGATGAAGAAGTAAAGATCTTTTGTAAACTCAATTCCTTCAAGTATCACTGGAGAGCAAACGATAAGGAGGGTCTGAAGGACATAAAGAAAGCACAATGGTACGTAGATAAGTACGTAGAACTTTCTGAGTTAGACTGACACAAAAGCCTTAGAAAATGGACATTAAAGCCTTCGGCTCTTATTACGGGCAAACTTCGCAACTGCCTTACTGCAGCGGCTTTGTGTGGACACCTAGCGACGGTGAAACGAGTTTCACGACTTCTCGCGCTATTTTTATCGAAGCAAAAAGCAGTTCAAGTAAGGATGACTTATATGTTCAGATGAATGACATGCCTGGTCAGTTCATCCATGTAGAGAATATTGCAGGTGATATGGAACTTCCTTGGGCTACTACAGCGTTGAGCGGCGGCTCTGTTAATGGCGTTGTTGTCTTGTACTGATGTCTGATTACGGAAACTACGGCAACATTTTTGCCGGACAGTACAAGGACGCTATGAAGGCTGAGGCCGAAGAGCGTAAACGTGAGCGAGGGACTAGCGAGTTCTTTGCTGGCGACGTTCAGCGTGATCTCGACCAAGAGATCGGTGCGCCTACTCCTCCTGTAGGTGAATCAGTACAACGTGATGATGCTCAGTTTGATCCAGGCGTGGACGAAGATGTAGAGACGACTAAGAACTTTCTCCTCAAAAGAGCGAAAGAGCGTCTCAACGAAGTAGCAAGCGTAGAAGATTGAGCTACCATGCTGATACCGTGATCAGCGTGAAGTGTTAATCGATTGCTTTCCTTACTTCAACGAGAAGGAACTCCTTGAGCTTCGTATCGCCACGCTGAGCGATTACGTTGATGGTTTCTTAATTACTGACGCTAACCAGACACACAGAGGCGAGCCTAAAGAGTTTACGTGTGTAGATACACTGCGTGAGCTTGGTATTCCTGAAGATAAGGTTCAGGTTCTTCACGTTGAGCTGCCTACTTATGAGGAAGCACCTGATCCGTGGGTACGCGAAAGAGGACAACGGGATGCTCTGAGCACTGGTCTTTTCATGCTCCCCGACGACACCTTCTTTATCTGCTCCGACTGCGACGAGATCACAAACCCCGAGAAGATTGAAGATATCAAAAAGGCTGTCATCGATAACCCCGAAAAGACTGTTCGCATGAGCATGTCGATGCACTACGGTCGTGCAGATCGTCAGTTGCAGTCGCCCACGGAGGAAAAATTTGATTGGCGTTGCGGTACAGCAAGCACCGTGGGCCAGCTTCGTGAGTTTGGAACTCTTTCTTCTTTACGCGCTACCACTAACAACTTCTACGTTGGCGACCGAGATGCGGGTTGGCACTTTAGTTGGATGGGTGACGCTGATAAGCGTCGTACTAAGCTTCGCTCTATCGCCGAGTATTACATCTGGGACAAACCAGAAGTTCAGGAACTCTGCGATAACTTCGAGCCGGAGGAGGGCAACACTGACATGTTGGGTCGTCAGGATCATTTAATTACTTCCTATCCGGTAGATAAACTTCCCGAAGCTGCACTTAGAATAGAACGAGTCCGGAATTACCTGCTTCCCGATGGCTGACAAGATGCCCCCTGAGCTTTTAGAAAAGTTCAAAAAGGACCGCGAAGAAAAAGAAGCCCAAAGCGACGGCGAGGGTAAGATGGAAAAAGCAAAACGAGCTAAGGAAAAAGCTCGTTCCTACAAAGAAAAGAAGTAAGTTTTTCTTAAATGACAGCCTCTTCGGAAATTCGCAATCAGTTTGAGGAGATCTTAGAGGCTGCTCGCACTCAAGATCGTTCCAGCCAAGCTGCGACGATGGTGGTTCTTAGCCATCTACAGCAAATGACTCTTCTTATGATTAAGAAGGGTCTTTCTTTCTACTGCGATCAGGACACCTTCAAGAGTCGAACGAAGTTTCTAAGAGATGTTATCGAGCTAAATCGTCTCGATATTCGTTTCCCAGCGATTATCAGAAACTTTCTTATCGACGGTTGCGGACTCTTTTATTTCCGTCCCGATCAAAAACTGAAATATCAAATTTATTTTTTCAACAAAGAACAATATCGGGTTTACCACGACCTCAATGGACAGGTTGAAGAAGTAGTCATCCTGTATAGCTACAAGGTTAAAAATCAGAATCTTGGACTTCCTAGCGATGTTCAAGGCCAGAATAAGCGTTACGTTCGTCTCGCGATTACAGCTGACGAGATCAAGGAAGCAGAGACTGATACGGAATTAAGCTTCGAGCTTGACCCAGGTACGATCATTACTCAAAAGAGTCGGCCTAATACCTTAGGTTTTGTACCGGCTGTCGAAGTTTTAAATAAGCCAAACGCCAGTGGCACTGAAGGTGAAGGTGATTTCGACCCCTTCATGGAACAGATCGTGTTGCACGACAACATGATCAAAAACATTTCGAAGAACATTGAGTTCTTCGGAAACCCAACTCTGATCTCAAGTCGTCCTCGTTCAGATCTGGTCGAGGCAGCTGATGCTGGAAGCGCATTCCGTCCCACTATCAGTTCACAGAGTGGCTTTGCTGGACGTGATACTCCTTCGACTCGCGTAAGCGAGCCTTTTGGAAGTTCTATGGGAGGTGGTCTCCGCGTCCCACGGATTATTGCAAACGTTGAGCCTTCTGATCGTGTCGGCTACATGACGCCTGACCCGATTAGTGGTGACATGAACCGCTATGCACTTCTTCTGAGGGAAGAGATCCGTACTGCTCTTGGCGGTGTGGATGAGATCTCCATCTCAGCAGGTGCCACGGCAACTGAGATCAAAGGTCTCATGGGTCGTGCGATGGCAACTGCGACTCGGAAGAACAAAAGTTTCCTTACTTACGGCTTTTGTCGTTTGTTGGAAATGATGATTTTCCATCAGGAAACCATCTTCCGTGAGTCGTTTATTGCTGCAGCAGGATTAAAAGAGCCAGCATTACCCAAAGAATTAACGGAAGAATCACAGGCTAAATACGACAAAGCAGTTTCACGTTTTAACTCAAAAATCAATGTTTTAATTCGCGGTGCTTTAGAACAAAATAAAGTACCTCCTGGTGTTATAGGTCTGCCAGAAGATGGGGATCGTTCTGTAAGTTACCGTTTCCAAGGCGATGTCTATGAAGACACCTCCTATGACGTCTTACAGAAGTCGATGGTGGTTCGAAATATGCAGGAATTAGGTGTTGAAAGCGTTGAGGCTTTGAAATACTTATTCCCCGACAAAAATGAGTCCGAACGTGCAGAAATGTTGAAAGGATTTCCTTTCAGAATGGTCGGACAAGTACAGTCGGCAATGCAGCAATTCCTGGTATTATTAAACCAGATGTTGCAGTCTCCGCATCCTCTTGCGCCTGATCAACCCTTAGCGGCTGATCCTCGACTGAATATCACACCGCTCCTTTACAGGACGTTTGATCACCTAGCGGAAGAACTCACTTACTCGGGTAGCTATGAGCCAGCAGATCCAAGCTTCGACCCCGAGCCCGGTCTCCCCGGCGGCAGCCCCGGCGGTATCCAGCGACCAGGGCTCAACAACCGCCTACCCGCAGTGGGTGGCCCAAACAGCTACCCCGGCGGTAGCTTCGGTTCCTACGGCACAACCGCCGTCCCAGGCGGCACCGGTTACGGACCCTTCTATCAGCAACCCGTACAGCCCGTCAACGTCAGCTTCCTCCCCCAGCAACCCTTGGGAAGCAGCGATGGGGTCCCTGGAGCGGGTTCTGGGTCAAATTCCTTCGACTTCCCAGTCCCCCTCCCCTTACCAGGCAGCACCGTCGCAGACCCAGGCAGCTCAGGTCCCTACAACACAGATCAGTCAGCCTTCACAGGCCCAGCCTTGGGCTTACCAGCAGCCGGTTCAGCAGACCTCGCCTACCAGCGTCTCACCGACCCAAACTTCCTCGCAGGCTTCTACGGAGAACCTTCCGGCGGTCAGCGCCGAAAGCGCCGAGGTAGTTAAGAACTTTGGCCTTGAAGCACCTGCAATCCTCAATAATTACGCTTGTGCTTTAGAGGATCTGTTGATCCAACAGGCTGAAAAGACTGACCAAGTCACCAAAGTGGCTGGTGGTATGGAACAAATCCTCACCAACCCTGACTACCTGGCTGATTACACCGATCGCTTCTTTACTGAAGTCGTCCCCGTGGACATCGACGGTGATATGCAGCAGACCGCCCCTCAGCAGTACCAGCCCAACGGCTACGACATGCCTGCTCCTCCTGCAGCTACTGCAGGTAGCCAGCCTGCCACGGCTCCTCAGCAGCAGTGGGAAGCCTTTGGTAACGCCATGAGTCGCTCTCCTGAGAACGCCTGGCGTCACCTTGCAGCCATGAGCCCTGACGCTCTTCGTTCCAAGCTTCTCTTCATGGAGCCTTCCTGATATATTTAGGACGAATCTCTGCAGAGCTGTCTCTTCGGCAGCTCAGCCCTCCTTCGGGAGGGTTTTTTTCTGCTATTTTGTAAAAAAAGAGGTTTTATGAGAGCTTTACGTGCGAGTGGGCGCAATAAGAGTAGTGAAACAACTACTCGTGTACGTTCTGGTGCTAACCCTGTTGCTCGTGGCAGCTCACAAAACGGCCAAAATCAGCAACAAGAACCTTTTGACGAAGATTTAGACCTCTAAGCGTCTTTTTTCTCGTCTTTAGAGGAAGAAATACGCTTAAGAAGAGCTTTTTCTGTCGTATCGAGCAGTTTTATACCTGCGTATCCCCCAATAAACGCAATAGCGCATGATTCAGCCTTCGAAAGGTTGAATCTGTGGGCTATAGCTGGACTTAAAAATGTTGCAAGAAGCCACCCGACTGCTGCAGCCCTAATGAAGTGTCCAATGAAGGCTTTTTTGCTCTTCGGATGAACAAGAGACTCAGTCACGGTGCCCGCTAAGGAACTTCCTGCCAATTCAGTATCTATAACTAAGAGCGAAACCGCCTTTTCTAACATCTCAGAGACTTTTCACTCTTATACGCATAATAAAGCGGATTAGAGTAGAGAAAACGCTGAAAAAATGACTTATAGCGCCCTTAGTAATTGGAAATACGACAAAAATCTCTATCACCGCGTGCAATCCGGCCCTCAGCGGACGGGTGATGATTTAAATATTACTAATACTTATAGTCTGACTTCTAGTGGATATATTTATCAAATAAATAGCTCAGGAGAGTACCAACAAACGTATGTAGCCCTTTCTAGTGAAGGTTTTGATTTTGGAACCATTACTCCTGGACCTCCTAATGATTCAAGGCCACAACCAGTAACAACTACTGAGTTTGATGTTATTTCGAGCGGTCGATATTGGGAAAATTGGGCTACTAGCGGAATACTTGCTCAATGCACAAATTCTGGTTACGACGGTCTACCTAGTGGCTGTTATAGCGGAAGCTCGGATGTATGCAGCGGATATTACCCTGTTGGGCCTAGTGGTGAGCTACCCAGCGGCTGTGTGGTCGAGCAAGTCAGCGGTCTTGTCTCAAGTGGTTATCTTTGGGATTTTGTAATTGGAGGACAGGTCGAGCCTCCTCTTTATCTGACTAAAGGCAATAATTACATTTTTGATCAATCTGATTCGACTAACTACAACAATCAGATTCTTTTTTCTACCACTTTAGATGGTTATCACACAGTAACTAACATAGGTTACTGGGTAAGTAGTGGTATCCTTAGTGGTTGTACTTATTCAGGATATAATGATCTTCCCTCAGGTTGTTATACAGGTTTTTGGGTAGCTAGTGGTATCTTAAGCGGTTGCGCTTCATCTGGTTATAACGATTTACCTTCAGGTTGTTATAGCGGCACTTCTATGGTTGGGTGCCCTATTGAATATCCTGTCGGGTCTGGTGGTGCTCTTCCGAGCGGGTGTGTGGTTGTTCAAGTTAGTGGTTTTGTCGATACCTCTCAAGGCTCTTGTCCGATTACTTATCCACGTGGAATTAGTGGTGCCTTACCCAGCGGATGCGAAGTGGTGCAGGTCAGCGGATTCGTTGACGTATTTATTAGTGGTCAGATTTATGACGATGGAATTACGGTCAGTGGAACACCAGGAACTCCAGGCGCAAAGATTTACTTTACCCCTGTTGATGATGCTCCTAATAATCTCTTTTATTTCGGTCAAGCGTACTCAGGTATGGGTAACAGGGCTGACATCGCTGACAGGTTCCCAGTAAGAGATTGGTACTACAGCACCGATTGGAGAGAAGTGCCTCCAGTTGTATCTGGATATTGGACTAATTACCTTTCGTCTTTTGCACGTATTTCTGGCGCTCTGACTGTATACAACGGTTTTAGACGTCAAGGATTTATAAAAACTGCAAACTCAACTGTTCAAACAGCTTTCGGGCCTGAGCCTGGATTGAAAGATCGCGGAGCTTTTGTTTGGTATGGAACGAGTGTTCCTGATAATCAGAGATACGACCCATTTGGAACGCCCGGAGCAAACACAGCTGCTGAAGGTCAAACAGGCGGGGCAAACTCTTTTGCAATAGGCAGATCGCCGACGTTAACTAACCCCACAAACGACGACTCAGGCACAAGAGCCGCGTGGGTTTACAACCCGCCGGTTTATTGCGAAACATGGTCAGAAGCAGTGCGCTCAGATATTCCTGGTCAGATGGGTACTGTCCAACGCTTTATGTATCGCGGAAAGTCAACGCGTTACGTGCCTAATTTTGGTGGTACTTATGGTGTTCTAGGCGAAGGTATACGCGGAATGATCCGCACTTTTAGCCCAGGTACTAATCTGTAAAAGTTACTAATAACGCTAAAAATGAGACGTCATCAGTGTTGCTATAGCTGCTTAAAGGCTAAGATTATCTTGTAGTTTCTACGGAACTTATCGATGTTCATCGATAATGATTTTCCGAAGATTCTCGGTGCGGAGCTGTATCGTCCTCACCCGGCTTATATCGTCGAAATGGCTGCCGAACCGGTGGTCGTCCACGATTTCTCTAAGCAGCCGGGTCAGACTGTGCAGTTGGATCGCTACCGGTTCTTCGGTAATCCTGGCTCTAAGGAGTCACGCGAGCGTACTGCAGAGCAGACCATCGGTACTGCTAACAGCCGCAATATTGTGAAGGACAAGGTCCTCGTGACCTTGAAGGAATACACCGGACCTGCAGATCCGAGTGATCCTACTTCTCCTTCAACTTTCAAAATTGCACGCGAAACCCTTATCACCGCGCAGCGTTTGCTGCTTGATACGGGTAACTTAACCACCTTCCACCAGTCCATCGGCAGCCTGACCCTGCTGGATGACTATCGTCGGTGGCGCGACCGGGTGTTCATCAACGAACTCCTGAAAGCTGTCTCTAAAGGCCAAGCATCTGATTCCCAGGGTGGTTACTACTTCCCCGGCGATCTTGCTACCGGCTCTCTGACCTACACCAACGCCGAGCAAGCCAAGTTCGACGTCAAGGATGACCTCCTGCGTGTGGTCAAATCACTGCGTAAGCGCAACACCCCTACCTACCAGGACGGGTTCTACCGCTGCGTTTGTGACCCCACATTCTTAATGCACCTCCGTCAGAATTCTGACTTCCGCGAGGTGGCCCGTTATCCCGGTAACGGTCAAATTAACCCGCTGATGTCGGCTATGCAGCCGAACGCCAGCATCTATATGGGTCAGGGCTTCGGCCAAGCCAGCTTCGTGGCTGGTGAGCCAATTATGCCCACGGGATTTGTCTTCGAGGGGGTGCGATTCTTCGAATCCACCAACATGCCCACGCAGACTCAGAACGCAACGATTGCAGGAACCACCCAAGATTACAACGCTGCCGTTGGTATCTTCTTCGGTCCTCAGT